TCAGCTTGAATTCCTCGGTGCTCATTTGGTTTCCTTCGCTCAACCCTCAACTCCCGCACTCTCAACTTTCCCCAGCTCCACCTTGCGCCACTCCCGCAGCGTGTGCCGCACGGCGCGGATGCCCGCAAGCCGCCCCGTGAGGCGCGAGTTGGTCTCCGCCGGCGTGGTGGGGTCGTCCAAATCTTGCGACACGCCCTCGGTGAGTTCGTCCAGCAGGAACTCGATGGATCGCACCACCGGGCTGCCCTCCGGCTGCGCCTGCCAAGCCATGATGGCCTCCCGCCGCGCCTGTATCTGTTGCTCGTCCGTCATGCTGTTGCCTTTCTCTCAACTCTCAACTCTCCAACTCTCAACCCCCCACCGGCTTCACCCCCGTCCGGCCCGTCGTCACGTTCTGCCCGAGCTGCACCACAGACTGCTGCAAGCTCTTGCCGTAGTTCTCCATCAGCTCGCGGAACCGCTCGTCCCCGCCCTGCAACGCCTGCACGTATTTCGGGTTGCCCTGCACGATCGTCTGAAGGAACTGCATCTTCATCTGCGCCGTCGGGTCGTTCTGCGGGTATTGCGGCTCGTTGCCCAAGGCCATGAGCGCCACGTCCTGATTTACCTGCTGGAAGGTCTTCGCCGCCGCGCCTTGCTGGTCTTGCAGCACGCTCTGCGCGAGCGTCGGGTCAATCGCCGCCATCGCAATGGCCGTGAGCTTGGAGTAGTCCACCGCGCCGCCCCGGTCATTCGGGATGATGAGCTTGCTGATCGCATCAAGCTTCTTGAACGTGAACTCCATGTCCAGGTCGCGCGCGTCGAACACGAGCTGGAAGTCGTATTCGCCCGCGATGTCCTGCGGGCTGGTGGGGAAACCTTCCAAGCCGCCGCCGATGCGTTGCATCTCTTCCGGCGTAAGATACTGCTGGGCCAGTTGGAGGGTCTGGACACAAACCTCTTCTTCGGCGGCCAGGAAGTTCTCGACCGCCTGTTGCAAGCGCGCCTGCCACTTGGCCGGCAGCACTTGGGGATGCGGCAAGCCCCAGTAATCCGCCGCCCGCCGCTGCACCATCGCAATCACCTCAAAAGCGAGCTGCGGGTTGCCCTTCGGCGGTTCGAGGTAGTCCAACGATTCGTTGAACATCTTGCGCACCTTGATGCCCGGCCCAATGCGATACTTCGCGCCGAGCTTGTTGGGCACGACCAGCGTGGGGTTGATCTCAAGCTGCGTGCGGTCCGCCAGCATGTCGCTCTGGGTCTTCACCTCGTCCTGCCAAGTGGCCGCGACCTCGGGCACGCCGCGCGAGTCCACCAGCCGGCGCGTGACGCGCTCTTGCTGGACTTCCACAAAGGGATACTTGCCATGCGCGTAGCCGCTGGGGCCGTGCTTGGCGTAAATCTCCACCCCGTTGTCCTTGATGGCGCTCGGGCAGAACACCGTGCAGCACACCTCCGGGATGTCATCGTCATCCACCGTGCGGACGTAGGCCCAAATGACCTCCACCAAGTCGTCTTTGTTGTCCGTGCGGCTCGCCGCCGTCCACGCATCGCCCTCGTGGATGAGGGCACCAAGCTGGTTATCCCAAGTGACCATGTGGCCCTTGGTCTTGAGCGCCTGCGTCACCCAGTTCTCATCCCACCCATCCGTCAGCACGTTCTCGCGCAGCTCCGTCTCGGAGAGGAAATCGCGGATGAAGATGGCCCGGCTGCGCTGCAAGTCCGTAGTGCTGGTGGGCCAGTAAATGTCCTCGCTGAGTTTGCGCGCCGTCCAGCAGGGGCCGTGGTAGGTCACGTAGGGCCGGGGAATCTCCGCTTGGCCGTGCTTGCGGAGGTCGCGCACGATCTTGCGCGCCTGTTTCTTACTCGCCACGCCGAACTGCTGCGTGGCGATCTCCACCGCCGCGTCTTCGAGCGCCGGGTCCAAGACCATCTGCATCAGCTCCGCGCCGTTGGGGAAGTCGGCGAGCTGCTGAAGGCTGAACTGGGTGCGCTGGTAAGTCACCTGCCGCTCCCAGCCCACCTGCCACGCGGCCACGCCGTAGGCCAGCATGTAGTTCGCCACCAGTTGCCGCTCGCGCATCAGCTCGCGCCGGCGCTGCTGGCGGAAGTGGTTCACCAGCTTCGTCACCTGCCCGGCCTTGACCTCATCCGCGAAGTTCTGCGGGATAGCCTTCACCTGGGCGCGCGACCCGGCGGCGCACAGCACGGATTCGAGGTCTTTGATGATGCCGTCCACCAGCGGGATGCGTGTGTCCGAGGCGTTCTCCCACGGCAGACAATCCTCGCCCACGTAGGCGCGGTGCTTGCGACCGTCCGGGGACTGCCCGCTCCAGCGCATGAAGCGCGATTTGTCCGAGCGGTCCTGCCGCCACTGGTTGTTGAGGTAGCCGCCGGCCTGCTCGTATTCCTTGAGCAAGAGGTCGAGGTCGGGTTCGGCAACGGTTTGGAGCAGTTCGTCCGTTCCGCTATTGGCTTGGTCAGTGTGCATGGTGCTTCGATGAATTAAGCACCCAGCCGGCTCCAGTTCGGATGGAGTGCGGGAAGTAAAACACAGGCGGTCACGGAAATCAAGGCGAAGACTTCGACTCGCCTTGTCTTCATCTGTGGCTCATCTGTGTCCATCTGTGGCTCCTTTCACTGGTAACAAACCTCCTCACTCACGTGCCAGTGCAGCCAGCCTGCGGCAACGCGCTTCGCACTGGCCCCACATTGTCGCCGCCGCAACCAGCGCCGCCAATGTTCGCACTCTGGCCTCACGTTCTTCTTTGAAGCGACGCCGAAGCACGCCAGTTACCGAGCCGAGTCGGGCCACTTCGTTGCGCAAAACTTGCACCTCCGGGTCGGCAGGACGAGGCGGCAAGGGGGCCGGTGGACTTGGTGGTGCGTGGTGAATCCAGCTCGCGCGCGCCGTGACCATGCGCGCCGTTTTGTCCACCGCCGTGCGGTTGATGGCCGGCGCAGAGGTCACCGACCGGGCCATTGGCGTGGGCGTGCGTCTCACCAGCGGAAGGCTTGCTGCTTGCGCCTCAACCACCACTTCCGACATCGCTTCATAAAGTGATTTGAACGCCTTCATTTGCACTCAATTTTTAAGATGGCATCCACCACATACCCCAGCGTCCCGTCTTTCTTCAGGTCACGCAACCGCTCACAGAGCGCGACGAACTCTTGCAGCCGCCTCATTTCTTCCGTGTGCGCATCGGACATCAGGAAACCGCGAACATCCTTGCACGCCTCCGCAATTTGCTTGCTCTCCGAAGTCAACGCCATCCGAAACTGCCGCAGTTCTTTCACTGAACTATCCGCCGTGTCCTGCCAATCGAACCACTCTTTGCGCATCGTGTTCATGCACGACTCAAGGTATGCCCGCGCGTCTCGGATACCCTTCGCAATTTCCTCGTCGCGTGATTTATTTTTGACCACTTCTTTGACCAGTTTTCCCCCTACCTCCAAACGCATCTCGTCGTCTGTCCTAATACGGGTGACGTATTCATTCACCTCTGGCATCTGCATTATTATTCCGTTCATTGTTTTGCCTTTTGTTGTTGGTTACACATAACAAACCTCCTCGCTCACGTCGCGGTGCTGCAAATCCGCCATCGCCAGATAGCAGAGCAAATCCGCAAAATCCTTCCACGCATGCTTCTCGCCGCCCGCTGGCCCCGGCCAGTGCGTGAGGGCGCCGATGACTTGTTGCGCCTCGCGGCTCACGTAGAGGCGGGGGCAGTTCGCCACCGCGTCGAACGGCTTTTGGTCTTCCCAATGCAGCAGCTTGTTGACCTCGCCGATGCGCGTCTCCTGGTCCGTGCCGCTGGCGGGCAGGAACTCCATGCCTTCGATCACTTCTCCGTCGTCGCCTTCGTCCTCCAGCGCGAGCTGCTCGATGAGGCACGTCCCACCGTGCGCGTCCGCGTGCGGGTTGCGGCCGGCGCGCGGGTCAATGAAACGCGCGAAAGGCGCGATGCCCCGCTCGGCCTCGAAGGCCCGCCACACGCGCTTGAGTTGCTGCGTGCCCAGCCCCAGCGAGTTCTGCGCGCTGCCCACCTTGTAGAGCTTGCCCAGGTTGTCGCCGCTGCTGTCCACGTTGGGCACGGCCCACTCGCCGTAAGTCGTGGCGTCTGGCCAATCCGCCATGATGTAGAACTTGTCGTCCGGGGCCACGCGCAGCCAAAGCGCGGCCCAGTTGCGCGCGCCCGCCGGGTCCGTGAACATGTAGTCCGTGCCTTCCTTGGGGATCAGCTCGGGCGCGACCACGTTCCACGACCCGAACTTGGGGAAGGGTCGGCCCACCGTGTCCCGCGTGTAGCCGTAGGCGATGCGCGCCACGTATTCGCTGCTCCGGTTCTTGCAATCGTCCTTCACCGCGTCGTAGAAGGTGCGCTGCCCATCGCCGAAGCGGTTTAGCTCGGACCAGAAGTAGATCACGCGCGCCCGGCTGGTCACGGGCCGCTGGATGTAAGGCATGTGGCCCACGGGCAGGCCCGGCACGTTCACGCGGTCGGCCAGCAGCTCGGCGGGCTTGCTCACGATGGTTTCCGGCGCGTTCCCCACGGCCTCCTTGATGGTGGGCGTCATGCCCGCGACCGGCGTGAAGCTCCAGATGAGCTGCGCCTGCTGGAAGCGCAGTCGGCGCTGGAGCATGAGCCACCAGTTCACGCGCAGGTTCTCGTCCGGCCACACCGCCGGCACCGTGGTCCCGGCGATGCCAAACATCTGCCCTTCCAAATCCGTCGGCTCCTGCTGGTAGCTCTTGAACAGGAACTTGCTGCCGTTGGGCAGGGAGAGGAGCTGGTCGCTAAACCCGTGGTGCGTGGAATACTTGATGTAGAACTTTTTGCTCTGCTTCCCGTTGAGCGCCTTCCACTCGTTGGGCAGGTAATGCCAGAGAATCGCCTGCTGCGTCTCGATGCTGGCCTCGATGTTCTCCGCCAGGCAGAGCAGCTTGCAGTTGGGATGCCGCACGGCGGACTCCATGAGCCGCTTGCCCGCATAGCGCGACTTCGCCGAGCGATTCCCCCCGAGCAGGATGAGGAACAAGACGCGCTCCCGGCTGCGGGTCTTCTCCCTCGCCCCTGCGGGGGAGAGGGCCGGGGTGAGGGGGTTTCCATCTTCCTCCGCCAGCAGCAAGTCCGCATCCTTCCAGTGGAGCAAATCCGGCTCATGTTTGAACGGGTCCGCCTGGGCGTCGCGGATGGCGTTCTCGCGCCGGGCGAAGAAGTGCGCCAGCGTGGCCTGCCCCGCCTCCGTGCGGGCGTGCGCCAGCGCCGTGGCGGCATCGAACCACG